AGAAGTTGTAAACAATTTTTTAGAAAACCCGCAGGCACTGCAAGAAGTTGCTACAGGAGCAGGTAAAACTATTATTACAGCTACGTTATCTAAGATTACAGAACCATACGGACGTAGTGTAGTTGTTGTTCCTAACAAAAGTCTTGTAACACAAACAGAAGAAGATTATATCAACTGTGGATTAGATGTAGGTGTTTACTTTGGTGATAGAAAAGAATTAGGTAAGACACATACAATTTGTACTTGGCAAAGTTTGAATATACTTGACAAGAAATTTAAGGACGGCGGAGCAGTATTAAGTTTAGCTGAATTTTTAGAAGGTGTTAGTACTGTAATTATTGACGAAGTACACCAAGCAAAAGCCGAAGTACTAAAGAATTTGCTTACACGCAATCTACGTAACGCTCCGATACGCTGGGGTCTTACCGGCACAATACCTAAAGAGAAATTTGAATTTGAAAGTATACATGCAAGTATTGGTCCAGTTATTGGACAAATTAGTGCAAAAGAACTTCAAGACAAAGGTGTATTATCACAGTGCCATGTTAATGTAGTGCAGTTAATCGATACTGTTGCACACAGTAACTATCAAGAAGAATTAAAATATCTAGTAACAAATAAATCAAGAATAGAATATTTAGGCAAATTATTAAACAATGTAAAACAATCAGGCAACACACTAATATTAGTAGATAGAATATCAGCAGGAGAAATGCTTGCTGAACTTATACCCGGATCAACATTTGTTAAAGGAGATGTAAAACTAAAAGATAGAAAAGAAGCATATGATGAAATCAACCAAGGGACTAACCATGTAGTAATTGCTACATACGGAGTCGCGGCTGTTGGTATTAACATTCCAAGAATTTTTAATCTAGTTTTAATCGAACCCGGCAAATCATTTGTAAGAGTTATTCAGTCTATAGGCAGAGGCGTAAGAAAGGCAAAGGACAAAGACTTCGTGCAAATATGGGACTTGACATCAACATGCAAGTTTGCGAAGCGGCACCTGACTCAACGTAAAAAGTTTTACAAAGAGGCGCAGTATCCATTTACGATAGAAAAAGTAGATTGGAAATAATATGAGAATGTTAACGTTAGAAAACGAATGTTTTATCTTAAATAATTTGCCAGAAGAATTAGAAGATGATGTTAGATTTAGTGTGTTAGATAACAGTGATCCAAAAGAACCTGATTTCTTCTTTATACCACTAATATTTTTAGAATCATTTAGCTCACCGGCAATAGTAATGGAAATAAACGGTAATGAAATAATGATGCCTGTAGATTGGCATATTGCTGTTGGCGATCCAACAGCTGGTAACGACTTAGAAGTGTTACCATTAACAAGTATAAATGATAGAGGATTTGAAACGTTTCTGTTTAACCCTTTAACAGGTTACAAGCTAGAATTTGGTTCGCTTAAAATTATAAATTTTTATAATGATGTAAAATGGTATTTTCCTAAAATGAAAAATGGCCAATTACTAAGTGTGCCTATTACTGAAGGTAAAAATCCTTTGTGTGCATTTTTTGTTAAAGACATTAGTAGACAAAGCGAAACTATAGATTATAGTCAGTTATTATAGAAAGGATAACAAATGAAAGCAGGAAAAATTTGGGGACAAACTGAATTAATCCACGCTAACGGTGTACTCGAATTTCATCGTATTGAATACAAAGCAGGATTCAAATGTTCTGAGCATGAGCATAAATTTAAATGGAACGGCTTCTTTGTTGAGTCAGGCAAGATGATTGTCCGTGTATGGCAAGAAGATCAAGGACTGGTAGATGAAACTATCCTTGAAGCAGGCGACTTTACACAAGTGAAGCCTGGCAAGATCCATCAATTCGAAGGACTTGAAGACGGCGTAGCGTTTGAACTATACTGGGCTGAATTTAATCATGATGATATTGTAAGACGTACAGCAGGAACAGAAGTAGATGTACAGTGAAGAATACTTAGAGGAACTTAAAAATCTACATATAGATCCAAAGCGTCCTCAAGGATTCGGAGGTAAAGTAAAAGACTTAGGTGACTTTCATAATTACATGAACTATTGGACACCTAAAACTTGTTTAGATTACGGGTGCGGAAAAGGTGTCATCCTAGCCTATCTTAAAGAAACATATACTAGCACTGAATTTGTAGGATACGATCCAGCACTTAACATGTGGAGTCACAAACCTTCAAATTATTTTAGTGCAGTATTTTGTAATGATGTGTTAGAACATATCGAACCTCAATATATTAAACAAGTACTACAAGATATTAACAACTATGCTAAAGAATATGTATGGCTTAGAATAGATACTAAACCTGCAAGAAAAAAATTATCAGATGGACGCAATGCACATTTGATTATAGAAGATAAAGATTGGTGGATAGATAAAATACAAAACGAAATAGGCGGACACATTGTTTACAGTGACGTAAATAAAAAAGGCAAATTGGACATTGCAATCGAAAAATAAGATGATACCAGGAGAAGCATTAATATACACTAGGGCAAACGGAGTTGTATATGCACACTATAGAGATCCTCCACATAACAGTATTCCAAGATGGATAATAGGAGGCGATCCAGGAGCAGTAGCTAGAGCTCAAGGCGAGTTGTTAGACTATAGCGAGTGGCAAAACTTGTGTAATGTTGCAAGCGAAAACGAAACACTTAAAAAATTAATGACTAAATTAGTAACAACTTATTATATGATAAAGGACAACAAATGAGGATTATTGCAGGACCTTGCCAACATGAAACGCTAGAACAAAGTTTAGAGATTGCAAAAGAATGTAAACGTGTATGTGATAAGCATGGCATCGAATATATATTTAAAGCAAGTTTTGATAAAGCAAATAGGACAAGTATGCAAGGCGTTAGAGGATTAGGATTACTTCCAACCTTACATGCATTTGCAGATATGAAACATGAAATAAAAGAATTAAAAATATTAACTGATGTGCATACTGTAGAACAAGTAAGACAACTTGGCGATAGTCCTGTTATAGATGTTTTACAAATTCCAGCATTTTTATGTAGACAAACTGATCTCATAAAGGCAGTATGTGCAACAAATAAAATTGTAAATATAAAGAAGGGGCAGTTCCTTGCACCTTGGGATGTCAAAGGCATACTTAGTAAAACGGATGGTGCAAAAGAAGTTTGGATAACCGAAAGGGGAACTAGTTTTGGCTACAATAGCCTTGTTGTCGACTATACTGGCCTTATGTATATGCTCGCTAATATTACTAATAATATCGTGTTTGATGTTACGCACTCTGTCCAAAAACCCGGGGGACAAGGGTCTAGTTCAGGTGGCAATCGTGATTACGTGCCTGGGCTGGCTCGTAGCGGGTCTGCTCTTGGGATCACTTCCTTCTTCATCGAAGTCCACCCTATGCCTGATGACTCGCCAAGTGATGGCCCCAATATGCTTAAACTAAAAGATTTTGAAAAGGTTGTTGATGACATCGTCCGCTATTCTTATACCAGCTAGATATCAAAGCACACGCTTTCCAGGTAAGCCACTATGTATGTTAGATGGTGTTCCTATGATAAAACGTGTGTATGACGCTTGTGCTGCTTCTAACATACCAACATACGTGCTTACTGACGATACACGTATTGCACAAGTGTTTAATAATACTAGTGTTATTATAGATGACTACCCATATGAAAACGGCACTGAAAGATGTGCAGGTGCTATTAATTTAGACTATATGAAAAAGTACAACCAGTTTATTAATGTACAAGGCGACATGCCAGATGTTACACTACAAATGATAGAACGTTGTGTTGAGTGGTTGAAGTACTATCCTATTAGCACAGTATGGACTGACATGCCTGAAGAGATGCAAAACAATCCTGACTCAGTTAAAATGGTTAGAGCAGGAGACCAAGCTCTTTGGTTTGGTAGAGGAATGACTGGCTACGGAGATTGGCACTTAGGTATATACGGATATAAACGAGAAGCATTAGAACTATACAGTAACTTAGAAGTTACAAAAGAAGAAGAATTGGAGAAATTAGAACAGCTAAGATGGTTAAAAAATGGTTGGCAAATAGGCTGTTCTAGTGTATACTTTAAGGGTACAGAAATAAATTCACCGAAGGATGTAGATATATGGCACAAGCAAAACTCCCAGTAAAAGATATATTAGCAGCCATTGATATGAATGCTAAAAGTGTCTGGAAAGAGTTTACTGTAGAAGAGCGTAAACAGGTGTCATTTTGGCTTCTTAATCGCTATATAAGCGCCGTACAAGGGTCTACAGACGATCAAGCACTAGCTGTGTTCAAAACAAATGAATACTACAATAAGCACTTTAATACCATAGGAGTTGGCAAAGATAATGGACATCAAGAGCTTATGTGGCAACTACTATGTATGAGCGGTGCATGGGGTAAGATTAAGTTTCATCCTTACATAGGTTTTAAGAAAAAAGGGTCTAACAACAATAATGCTATAAAGTTATTAGAACAAATACACCCTAATATGAAACAAAAAGAAATTGAAATGTTAGCTGGCATGTACACTACTAAAGAACTTAGACAACTTGCTGAAGATCATAACATAGAAAGTAAGTTATAATGGAATATAATTTTAATACACTTCCAAACTACGGAGTATTAGATTTTCGGTTAGAACAAAAATATATTGATTTACTATATTCTTATATTAAAGAAACAGCATATCCTGGTTATGAATTTGATGGAAATACAGTTATATCACATGCTAAAGATAATCAATGGAGCCTTGTAGATCATAATAGCATATTTGAAAACGAAGTACTTAAACCAGCTGTAAATGAATATGTACAAAAATGGGGATGGCCATTTAAATTAAAAACTACACAGACGCATGATTTTGAATTCAATAGATTTTGGACACGTATTACTACTAGCGACCAGTACCAAAGTCTACACGATCATCAAGGTGTGTTTAGTTTTAACATATGGTTACAGATACCAACTGACTGGCGTAAAGAACAAGAAGGTGATTTAGGATTTGCACATCCTGATGCTAGTGATTTTATTTTTACATACACAGATACGCTAGGTACAATACGTACAAATAATTATAAACTATCTAAAGAAATAGAAGGTACAATGGTACTATTTCCAAGCGATTTAAATCATGCTGTATATCCAAGTTATACAAATCCAGAAGGATATAGAATTAGTGTTTCTGGTGATATTAGTCTTTGTAGTAATAGAGTATTAGGTGCAGAATGAGTAAACCCTACGTATGTGAATACTGTGGTAACGGATATACAAGAGAAAAAACTCTTGCTGTGCATATGTGTCAACCTAAACGTAGAGCTTTACAGAAAAATGAAAAACGTGTACAGTTAGGACTATATGCATTTAATCAATTTTATAAATTAAGTGCAGGTTCAAAGAAAGAAAAAACATATGAAGACTTTTGCAAGTCACCTTATTATAACGCTTTTGTTAAGTTTGGTAGCTTTGTTTCAAATGTCCGTCCACTCTATCCCGAGAGATACATTGATTACGTTGTTACAAGTGGTGTTAAGTTAGACCATTGGTGTAGAGATGAAATGTACGAAAAATACGCTAACGAATTAATACGTAAAGAAGGTGTAACTACTGCACTCGAACGCAGTGTTATTACAATGATGGAATGGGCAGATGAAAATGAACCAGCGCCTTGGTATCATTACTTTCAACATGTTTCACTGAATAGAGCAGTGTGGCATATTAAAGATGGTAAGGTATCTCCTTGGTTAATTTTAAATTGTAAGTCAGGAAAAGATATGCTAAGTAACTTTAATGACGAGCAACTTACTATGATTTATAACGTGTTAGATCCAGAACACTGGGCTATGCGTTTTAAACGAAATCCTAAAGATGTTGAGCTAGTAAAAGAAGTTGTCAAAGAAAGTAAATTATAATGCCTGATATAGATATAGACTTCGCTGACAGAAATTGCATCTTGGATAAACTCGAACATCGTGTTGCAAAACTAGACACAGGCAAAAAACATAATACAGGAATTTATGCAACCGAGATTCCTCACAATCCTATTGATAGACTAGCAACAATAGAACATAAAACCGCAGAAGATCGTGGTTATTTTAAATTAGACTTTTTAAATGTCAGCATCTACAAAGATGTAAAAGATGACACTCACTTAAACAAATTAATGAAAGGAGATCCAATATGGGAACTATTGGAGCACAAGGACTTCGTAGGAAAAGTTTTTCATCTAAGCGGTCACGACAGTCTATTGAAACAATTGAAACCTACCTCGGTAGAACAATTAGCCGCGACACTAGCAATAATCCGCCCAGCCAAAAGACATCTAGCAAATCAGCCGTGGCAAACGATAATGAAAGAAGTGTGGGTAAAACCAAAAGACGATAGTTATTATTTTAAAAAAGCACACGCTGTTGCATATGCAATAGGCGTAGTTGTACATATGAATTTATTGTGTGAGCAACTTAATGAACAAAATTAAGGTAGCTCGCACAATCAAGTGGGATACTAAACCAAATCGCAAATATTTTTTAAGACATTTAATTGAAGAGAATCAATACACAACAATGTGTGAAGTTGGTGTGCGAGACGGCAGGACTACTTTTTATTTACTAGATAAGATTCCTACACTTACTATCTATGCTGTAGATTTAGACATAAAATTATTTTATAACAATCAAATAAAAAACAAATATAAAAATAGGCTTATACCTATACAAGGTAAAAGCGGATTAGTTGCAAAACAAATTCCACAAGTTGACTTAGTATTCATAGATGCAGATCATTCTTACACAGGATGTTTAACCGATATCTTAGAGTATAAATCCAAAGTAAAACCTAAAGGTATACTTTCTGGACATGACATAGATTTTCCTGGAGTTAATAAGGCCGTAAACGAACGCTTGAAAACTTACGATGTCGGACCGAATAATGTGTGGTTTACATTCATTTAGTTTTGCGTACCAGTTGAACACTTTTACGTTTTACACGTTTTACACTTAGGGCATTTAAGTTTACACAAGGCCCTATGGTTACTTTAACATCTTTGCTATTCATAGTCATCATAGCATATTGATACTTTGCAATATCTGTGCGTAAGAAAATATTAATAGGAATCATTCTATTTGACTCCCACCACCATACATCTCCTAATTCTAGAAATTTACGTTTGTCTGTATCAGACCTAAGTGTAGTAAAAACATACATGCTTGTGACATATTGGTCTTGGTTGGCTATAATACCAACATACTCTTGTCCGCCGTATGTTACGACACTTATAAACGGAAAATTTTTTTCAATATCTTTTAATAACATAGTTCTCGATAAATATAGTTATGCAGCTAACACCTAGATATTTAGTCAATAACAAAACAGTAATCATTGCTAATGACGCAGGATTCGTAACGGAGTATAGAACAGTGTACCAAAGACATATAAAAGTATATAGAGGCATTGATAATGTCCTACAATTCAAAGTTTTAAACCATGACCAGAAACCAGTCTTATTAACATCATACACACCTAAGCTAGTGGTGTTTGATCAAAATAAGTTAATGGTAGTAGAACGTGACTGTACAGTTACAGATGACGGCTCTACTAACACAAGAGGCAACTGTAAAGTTACAATTTCGGAAAACGATTTGCTAAACTTAGACACACAATTTTTAAGTTATAATATATATCTAGTTGATAGTAGTAGCGAAAAGACGTTAACCTATACCGACACCCATTTTGGGGCTGATGGTGTTATTCATTTAGAAGATACAGCATTCCCTGGTCCTGCTAAAACTACAAGTGTTACAACATTTACAGAAGCTAACAGTGTATGGTATAGTGAAACTATTGATGCACAACCTGGTATAAACGGCAATGAAGCACTTCACACTGCATCCTTTTATACTGATAATTACATAGGTGACATTAATGTACAAGGTACTCTAGAAAATCAAGTTACTGGTTCTACTAATTGGTTCGATGTCAACGCAGTTACATTTACAGGTGCTGAAACTGAACCAAAACCAATAAACTTTAATGGAGTGTTTAGTTACCTACGTTTTAGTGCATCTGCTGATCCTGCTGATAAAATAACTAAAATACTTGTAAGGAACTAATATGAATACAATAATGACTGTATTGCTTGTGTCTTTTTTTTCTGCTGATAATGCGGAATTTATAGAGACAAGCAACGAGCAAATTGCTCAAGGATATAGCTGGACATATGTAGGTATGCAAACACCAAGCGGTGATCCTGCTATAACAATTCAACCAGAAAATGGTAACGAATATATCCTATTTAAACTAACAAAGTAGTTGACTTAGCTTTACTACGATGCTATAATTAAATTATGAGTATCGTAGCTGAAACAGTTCTGACATATATTCCTGCTAAGAGGAAAACAACTCCTAGTGGGTGGATTAGCTTCAATGCTCCTTGCTGCCATCATAATGGACACACAGCAGACACAAGAGGACGTGGTGGTGTTATCCAAGAAGCTGACACCGTAAGTTACCACTGTTTCAATTGTGGATTCAAATGCAGCTGGCAACAGGGCCGTAACGTATCACATAAATTACGTAAGTTTCTACAGTGGATAGGTACACCTGACGATGTAATCAATAAGGTGGCCCTTGATGTCATGCGTGAGAATGAGGGAGTTGAGATTACAAAACATTTAGCTCAACTCCCTACATTCAGCACTGTACCCATGCCTGAGTCAGCAAAACCTCTTAGTGAATGGGCAGACTATTGTGCATTAGAACCAGGTGGTATAGATAAGAACCTTTATGCTATATTCGAATATATGAAAGAAAGATCACTATACTTAGATGATACAACTTACTACTGGACACCTGAACTAGCATATAGAGATAGACTTATTATTCCTTTCTACTATGAAGAACGAATAGTAGGCTGGACAGCTAGAACTGTACGCAAAAACAAACAACCTAAATATATGAGTGAACAGCAACCAGGATTTATATTTGGACTAGATGAACAAAGTCTGCAGAAGATATTTGTAATAGTTTGTGAAGGTCCAATTGATGCTATACATATAGATGGCTGTGCGTTATTAGGTAGCGAAATAAGCGACCAACAGGCAATGCTACTGAATAGATTAGATAAAGACATAATCATAGTTCCAGATAGAGATAAGGCAGGTAGTAAGTTAGTTGAACAGGCTATAGAGTTAGGCTACAATGTAAGTATGCCAGACTGGGATCAAGATATTACTGACATTGGAGATGCAGTAGATAAGTATGGTAGATTGTATACATTGCATAGCATTGCAGTTGCGATGGAAGACAGTCCATTAAAAATTAGACTGAAGGCAAAAAAATGGTTTACAAATAAAAAGGAAACAACATGAAAACAATAGTAATTATATTTTTAGCAACTCTTTCTTATATAGAAGAACCTGTTAAAAAAGAAAATCTTTTTAGCTGGCAAATTACGTTTGACAGTTATGCAAAGTGTGAATTATTTTTTGATAGTTATGGTGCTCATCTAATGAATGGTGTAGTTGATCATGCCAAAAGACAATTTGATCAAGAATTACAAGTTGATTATCTAGCTTGTGCTAAAGTAGAATTAGATGCTAATAGATTAGCAGAAGGGAATACACAACCTAAGATACTAGACCAAAAGGTTATGTACACTACTGGTGAAACTAATTGATGACAGAAATAACTAAAGGCATTGTTAATGCTGTAAAAAATAAAATGGATGAAAGTTTTATACTTGCAATAATATTCTTTATTGGACATATTATAATTGCAATGTTAGTTGTAAGTATTGTTACAGGTGCAAGCATCTGGGAAGCAGGAGCAGTTGCAATAATTGAACCAGCAGTGAACAGTGTATGGTTTTATGCACTACACAAACTATGGAAAAAATATAAATGATAACTTGGGGTATGGTTGGTAACAGCCATGATGCTAGTCTGGCAATTTTTGAAACTAAAGTAGCAGGCCTGACTGATCATTACAGAACTAAACTGCTATGGGCTAGTGTTTCAAAAGACTTTTCAGACGTTCCTAACGACCCTGACTTTAGTTGGACACAGATAGAAGCATCAAGGCAAAGCCATGGTCCACCAGACAAAGTGATTTGGTACGAGCGTCCTTTTTTAAAAACACTACGTCAGTGGAGAGCTGGACAGGGTTGGCTATACAAAGAGAACGATATTAAAAAATATCTTGCACGTTGGGACATACATTGTCCGATTGAATACACCCAGCACCATTTATCTCATGCGGCCTATGCTTACTATACACAACCCAACGACGATTGTGCAATAGTATGCTTAGATAGCATAGGTGAATTTGAAACCCTAACAATATGGCACGGTAGGAACAACAAACTTAAAAAGATACATAGCCAAGGGTATCCACATAGCCTAGGACTTTTTTATAGTGCAATGACACAACGTCTAGGACTTGTGCCGCAACGTGACGAATATCTTGTTGCTGACATGGCTAAAAAGGGTGACCCTAATGTTTATGCTAAACGTATAATGACAGAGCTGTTAGAAGTAACCAATGGCGCAACAATAAGATGCAGAGAAAATATGCACAGGGGGTGCATGTGGTGGGCACCGGATATTAAATCAAAAAAAGATCTTAATAATTTAGCGGCAGCAGTACAAAAAGTATTTAGGCTTGCAGTAAAACATTTAACACAGTGGGCAAAAGAACGTACAGGATCTAGTAATTTAGCACTAGCCGGAGGCGGTGCTCTTAATAAAGAAGCTGTTGATTACATTAGACCCAATTGGAAAACTGTATATGTACCTCCCAATCCTGGTGACCCTGGAAGTTGTATAGGTGCAGTGCTTGCAAAAACAAAAGAAAAAATAGTACTTGACAAACAATGGTATCAGAAAGTATAATAAACAAACAACTTACAGAACAGTTTCCTAAGATGATGGAAATTGTAAACAGTAACGTTCCGGATGAGGAAAAGTTAAAAGTAGTATATGCATATATAGATATACTAAAAGATTTAGAAAAGGCATTAGATGACAAGACAGAATACTGATTATGGATATGATATACAAAAAGTATATCTTGAAATGATGATGACAGACGCTGAGAGCTTTGTACGCTGTCAAGCTGTGTTTGATCCGGATAGTTTTGATCGTAAACTATATGCACCTGCAAAGTTTTTAAATGATTATGTAACTGAACATAATGCATTACCTACATTTGATATGATTAATGCGGCTACAGATGTAAATTTAAAACATCCAGGCGAACTAATGGAGAATCATTATGATTGGTTGTTGCAAGAGTTTGAAACATTTAGCAAGCACAAAGCATTAGAAAAAGCTATTCTTACAAGTGCTGACTTACTTGAAAAGGGCGAGTATGGTGCATGTGAGGACTTGGTAAAGAAAGCTGTACAGATTGGTCTGCAGAAAGACTTAGGTACAGACTACTTTGCAGATCCTAGAAGTAGACTAGAAGGTATTAAAGATAAGAACGGACAGATTAGTACAGGGTGGCCAGGACTAGATAAGAAACTGTTTGGTGGGTTCAATAGAGGTGAACTTAATATCTTTGCAGGTGGATCAGGGTCTGGTAAGAGTTTGTTCTTGGCTAACTTAGGTGTTAACTTTGCACTAACAGGGTTGAACGTTGTATACTTAACATTTGAACTTTCAGAAGCACTTGTTAGTATGCGTGTTGATTCGATGACTACAGACATTCCAAGTAGAGATATTTTTAAAAGTATTGATGATGTTGAAATGAAAGTTAAGATGATTGGTAAGAAGTCAGGTGCATTCCAAGTCAAGTATATGCCAACAGGTAAGAACGCAAATGACATTAGAAGTTTCTTAAAAGAGTATGAAATTAAAACAAGCAAGAAAGTAGATGTATTGCTTGTAGACTATTTGGATTTGATGCATCCTATTGCGGCTAAGATTAGTGCAGAGAACTTGTTTGTGAAAGACAAGTATGTATCTGAAGAACTACGTAACCTAGCTATGGAACTAAACACAATCTTTGTTACAGCGGCACAGTTGAATAGATCAAGTGTTGAAGAGATTGAATTTGATCACTCGCACATCAGTGGTGGTATAAGTAAGATTAATACAGCAGATAATCTAATTGGTATCTTTACAAGTAGAGCTATGCGTGAGCGTGGACGTTATCAAATACAGTTAATGAAAACTAGAAGCAGTTCAGGTGTAGGACAAAAGATTGATCTAGAGTTTGATGTAGACAGTTTGCGTATTAGAGACTTGGGTGAAGATGAAGAATATCAAGAGTTTCAAAAACGTAAGTCAACTGTGTTTGATCAAATCAAACGTGGTAGTGGACAACCTATTGACAGTGATGCACAACGTGATGATCCAAGTGAAGGTGATACTGTAGGTAAGATTAGAGCACAAACAGATTCAACAAAACTAAAAGCCTTTATCAATAATCTAGAGGACGACTAAATCTCGATGCTAAATACTCTGCGTTAGAAATAACGACTAGGCACATAAGACAAGCTAAAGAGGCATATAATGGCAACAGATTTAGAAAACATAAACAGGCTACTAGATAGATTTAAAAGGCCTATCCCACCCGGAGACGAATATCAAACTCGACTGGCGGAAGAATTTGAGCTCATTCTCAACCAGCGTTTCACTGATTACTTTATTCAAATTTGTGATATCATTGACCTAACTACAGACCTTACTCATATGACAAGAGGTTCTGCAGGAAGCAGTCTTGTGTGTTACCTGTTGGGGATTACAGATGTAAACCCTATACAGTGGAACATACCTGTGGCACGGTTCATGAACCCTTTGAGAGACGACTTACCAGATGTGGATATAGACTTTGAACATCATAGACAGACGGAAGTCATGGAAAGGATATTCCGCAAATGGCCAGGTAAGACTGCACGACTAAGCAACTACGTCACCTACAAAGAAAAGTCAGCTAGACGAGAAGCTGCTAAACGTTTAGGTGCCACAGGTAATCTTCCACGCAACTTTACATATGAAAAAGTAGGCGTTGACCCTAAGGAGGCGAAACGCATAGAACGTAAACTGCTCGGAAAGAAAAGAGCAATATCAAAACACTGTGGAGGCATCGTTATGTTTACAAGGCAATTACCAAAATCACTAATATCACAAGACAATCAAATACTACTAGACAAATATGAAGTGGAGGACCTTGAACACCTCA